GCTATAACGTTATCGGCCGGAATGAACAAAACTCCAACGGGGCCGGCCTCCAAATTCTATCTTGCCAAATAAACTACGGAAATTTTGGTACCTATAATTTCGACCGAACCCAGCTATGGGAACTTTACACCAAAAATGCACCAAAGAGCGGTTTAACTCATCAAGCTTGGCTAAATATGGGTTGTCCCGTGCTTATCAATCCTACTCTCGATTTAACCGGTGCAAATGTGTTTGCTGGTATGTCTAATGATGCTGCTCTTATGTGGTCGAATACTATCACTTATACCGCTGCCAATTATGCCGATTTTGGTAGTTTTGCTAATGCCGGTATTGGCACTCCCGCTACTCAGTTTTATGCCTATGAAGTATTTATTCAAAATGGCAGTGTTTCCATTGGCGGTGGATCTTGTGTATTTAAACAGACTAGTGCCAGCCAGTCCGCCGTGGTGCAAGCTCTCCAACAAAAGGATGTGCCATCAGACCAAGCACTAAAATCAAGCGATAATTTAGACGGAGCGGGACTATTTTCAACTCTAAAATCCGTATTTCATCACGCAAAGAAGCACGCCGGCACAGTTGCAAAGGTTCTACCAATCGCTCAAGCTGGTCTAGAAGCTCTAGCCGGTAGCGGTGCAAGTGGTGGTGCTATGAATTATCGCCGTCGCCGTTAGATATTTAAATTATTTTAATTAATATTCTTTTTTAATAATTTTTTCTTATTATATTCTAAGAGAACAACTAATAAATAAAATGATGTATAAAGATGTTGTAAAAGCAATGTTTGCCAAATACAAAGGGCAAATGCCGGCAAAAGATATTATGAAGATGGCGGCCGCTGAATATCGCAAAATGGGGGGGCGTGTTGGTGCTAGCCAGATGCCCGCAAAACGTGATAAAAAAGTGAAAAAGGAAAAGGGCGGTGCATTTGATATGACTTCTCTAATGTCTGGTCTCTTTGGTATGGGTTTAGATGATGCCCCCGCCGCCGGTGCTATGTCTGCAGGTGATATGCCCGCCGGTGCTGGTATACGTCGTCGTGGCCGTGGTCGCAAACCTAAAATGGCTCGTGGTGGTAGTATTTTTAGTGATATTGGCGACCTTTTCGGCTTGGGTTTAGATGCCCCTGCGGCCGGTGCTATGTCTGCAGGTGATATGCCCGCCGGTGCTGGTATGCGTCGTCGTGGTCGCAAAGCTAAAACGGCTCGTGGTGCCGGTATCTTTGGCGATATCCTGCACCCTATTGCGGATATTGGGGACAGCGTAAGCGGCCTTTTAGGCATGGGCTTAGATGATGCCCCTGCGGCCGGTGCTATGTCTGCAGGTGGTATGCGTCGTCGTGGTCGCAAAGCTAAAGTGGCACGTGGTGCTGGTATCTTTGGCGATATCCTGCACCCTATTGCGGATATTGGTGATAGCGTCAGCGGTCTATTGGGTTTAGGATTAGATAAGAAAAAGGGGCGTGGCCGTGGCCGTCGTCGTGGTGGCTATCTCTCTGCCGGCGGTCTATCTGCTGGAGAATTGGGGCAACAATTTATTCCTGATGGTGCTTTTGGTATGACACCTATTCAGCCCCGTATGTTTGATGATTTCGGCTCTGGCTCTGGTGCTGGTGTTAGTGGAGGTAATATTCTAGATAGTGTTAGCAGAGTTGTAGGCCACGCAAGTAAATTTCTACCCCTTATGGCTTTAATTTAATTGATTTATATTTGCTTGTTTTGCTTGTTTTTTATTTTCATAATATTGTTTGTTATATTCCTGTTTCTTTTGCTTGAATAATTCGTCATCCTTTATTTTCTGGTAATAGTTGGAA